AATCAGAATGAACTGATTAATGCAACCTTTCAGGTTGTTGCAACCAACCCTACTGAAGGCAACTTTGAAGGTCGGATGGTCTTCAACAGCACCACAGATTCAATCGTGGTCTATGGCAATGGCGCATGGCGCAAGGTTGTCAACAACATTGCAAAGGGTGGCTCTCATACTAACGCCATTACCCTTGATGAATCAAACGGCACTGTTACCATCACTCTCAACCTTGCAGATACCTCAAACGCAGGTCTCTTGTCTTCCGACTTCTGGAATGCCATTAACGACGCTACCGATGCTGCCACTGCCTCTAAAATAGCCAAGCGCGACGGAAACGGCAATATTAGTGTTGCCACCCCAACCGCTGACGCCCATGCCGCAACCAAGGCTTATGTAGACGCAGCCCGTTCTGGTCTTGATGTCAAGCAATCCGTAAGAGCCGCCACAACTGCAAACATTAGCCTATCAACTGCCCTCACAATTGATGGTGTAGAACTTGCCGTTGGTGACCGCGTTCTGGTCAAGAACCAAGACACTGCGGCCAACAACGGTATTTATGTTGTTGCGAGCGGTTCATGGTCACGAGCCGAAGATGCCGACTCTTCGGCAGAGGTTACAACAGGAATGTTTACCTTCGTTTCTGAAGGTACAGTAAACGCCGACTCTGGTTGGGTTCTCACAACAAACGACGCGATTACTCTCGGAACAACAGGGCTAACCTTCGTTCAGTTCTCTGGTGCAGGTCAAATTACTGCTGGTGCTGGTCTTACAAAAGATGGAAATACGATTGACGCAGTTGGTACAACCGACAGAATCACGGTCAATGCAAACAGTATTGATATTGCTTCTACTTATGTTGGTCAATCAACCATTACAACTTTGGGAACAATCACAACTGGTGTTTGGAACGGTACAGATGTTGCAGTCGCTGATGGTGGTACTGGTTCCTCAACAGCCGCCGATGCTCGTGCAGCCCTCGGTATCAAGACAACCGCTGGTGCCGTAACAACAAGTACTTCAGTGCTTGCTCGTGTTGCTGACCAAGCATGTGCCGCTTCTTCTGGTACCACTTCAACCACAACAGTTACGCACAAATTCAATACAAAGAATGTTCTCGTTCAGGTTTATCAAGTATCTACTGGAGAAACGGTCAACTGTGATGTTGTTCGTTCAAGCGTGGACGCAGTCGTAGTAACAATTAACGGTTCAACAATCGGTGCCGACGATTTCCACATCGTCGTAACTGGATAGGAAAAAACATGAAAATCACAGCAGAACAAAAAGCAATGGCAGCATCGTATGCAAGAAGCGTCCTTGGTGCAGCAGTCGCGGTTTACGCTTCAACAGGAGACATCAAGATGGCAGCAAACGCTCTCTGGGCAGCAGCACTTCCTGTTATTATGCGTTACCTGAATCCAAACGACAAAGCATTCGGCAAAAAGGCTTAATGCTTAGCCCTGAGGGGCATTAACAAGAGAAACGACTGAGGTCATGGCTCAAAAATTTATAACCCCTATTGCTATTAAGCAGTTGTCATCTGCTGGTTCTGATGGGTTAACGATTTTTGTAGACGGCGACACTTACGCAAGGCTTCAAATCCAAGGCGGTGGACGCCTTGTTTGGGGTGATGGTACAAATGTTGCGGATGTAAACCTGTACCGCGATGGGGCGGATGTCCTCAAAACTGACGACACTTTTAAAGTTCCCACTCTCTTTATTGACGGAATTGAAGTAGATACTTCTGGCGCGGCAAGTGACCAGGTACTTAAATTCAATGGAACCAAGTTCCTTCCTGGTACATCATCAACAGTTGCCTCTCTTGATGATTTAACTGATGTAACCATAACTAGCATTGCAACTGGTCAAGTTTTGCAATGGAATGGTACTGCGTGGGTTAACTCCAATGCCGCAGGTGGTGCAACAGGTCCGACAGGTGTTACTGGCGCAACAGGACCAACAGGTGATACTGGACCCACTGGTGTTGGCGCAACAGGTCCGACTGGGTTAACTGGCGCAACGGGAATTACGGGCGCAACGGGTCCGACAGGCGCAACGGGGGATACTGGCGCTACTGGTCCTACAGGCTTGACAGGGCCGACTGGTTTAACGGGCGATACAGGCCCTACTGGAGCAACAGGTGTTACAGGACCGCGTGGACAATCTTCTTCATACTTTAATTACAAAGCAAAAACTGGTTCAACAAGCGGCGACCCAGGCAGCACCTATCTGCTTTGGAACAATGCTACACAAACAAGTGCAACACAAATCAATGTGGACGACATTGATAAAGACGGACTTGATGTACACATATTTTTAAACAATGTCCAGCCTGGCGACGAATTGTTTATCCAAGATGTGAGTGACTCCACCAACTATCAAGAATGGGCGGTCACTAGCGTCACCGACCAAACGACACATGTTGAATACGGCGTTACATTGGTTACTTCTAGCGGAACGGGCACCACAAACTTTAGTAACAACCATGAAGTATTGCTCATCATTCGTGACATTGGTGAGGTTGGTGCTACTGGTCCTGCGGGTGCTACTGGAGCAACTGGCCCAACTGGCCCAACTGGTCCGACTGGTTCTTCTGGTGCCTCTGGTGCTACGGGAGCCTCTGGTGCTACGGGAGTGTTTCGTGTTTCTGACACTCCACCAGCGTCACCTGTTGTGGGAGATATATGGTTTGAGTCGGATACGGGTAAAACCTTTGTTTACTTTGACTCGTTCTGGGTGGAGTCAAACGGCGGCGGCTCGGGTTCTGCTCAGGAAACCACTCTTACAACAAATAGCGCAACAACCATCACAAGTTTTAGTAAAATTGTCGCGAGAAGCGGTGAGTTTCTCATCCAAGTAACTCAAGGTTCAAAGTACACAGTGTCAAAGATTCTATTAATTCATAACGGAACCACCCCGACTCTTGCCGAGTACGGCGTTATTGAGTTAGGTACCACTCGTATTCCTTTGACAATCTCTACTTCTATAAGTGGTGACAATGTTCTCGTTCAAGCAACCGTTACAGACGCTGCTACAACTAGCGCATATGTCAAGGTCGTCTCTAGTTTGATAGGTTTATAACATGTTAATTGCAATTTTTGGTTGGACACTTTCAACAACAGGATTAGGAGCGCAGACACAAGAAGAACTTGCTCAAGCACTTCGTGAAATGCGCGATGTTCTTTTAAAGGAATCAGACTGGACACAAATGCCAGATTGCCCTCTTTCTGAAGAGATTAAAAACGATTGGCGTATCTGGAGACAAGCGATGAGAGACATTACTTCTACTGTTTCTTATCCTCTTGAAAATACCATTCAACTACCAGCAACACCAGAATCGGGTCGTCCACTTTCGTGGAATAATTGGGATTTAAGTAGTGGTGCCGATGCGTGGGGCATTAAACCAGAACCTGTCGCAACGGACGGAGAATAAAAATGGCAAGAACAAGATTTACAGTTAAAGAAGGAATTTCTGTTGCTGACGACAATGCTGTTGGTGGTTATCCTTTAATTCCAGTAGGTGGTTTAATGCCCTATGCTGGTGCAACTTCGCCAGAAGGATGGCTTCTTTGTGATGGCACTGCAATAAACAGAACAACATACGCAAACTTGTTTTCATTAATAGGCACAACATACGGAAGCGGAAATGGAACAACTACTTTTAATGTTCCTGACATGCGTAGCCGCATGCCAATGGGGGCAGGTGCTGGAACTGGTTTAACTTCACGAGCATTAGCGGCAACGGGTGGTGCTGAAAGTGTTGTTATTGCTTCTGGAAATCTGCCTACACATACTCACTCTATTGCTCACGACCATGCAAATGTAACATCAACAGGACAAAGCGTTGGGCATACACATTCCATAGACCCACCGAATACTGGCTCCACCCTTGGTAATGATGACCATGTTCACTCTATTGACCCACCGAATACTGGTTCAGGAACCGTTAGCGCAGACCACGGACATGGCATGAATGATGCAGGCAGCCACGAACATAGACTGTATTATTTTACAGATGCGGCTTCTGGAACAGCAAAAGGAAGAGTTTCAGCCCTCTCAAACACCCTGACGGCTTATGGAATTACAGAATATGCGGGAAGTCATAATCACGGCACGACTGGCGGTATAAATGCAAACCACACTCATGCCACAGATATTGGTGCTTTTAATTCTGCTGGACAAAGTGTCGGTCATACGCACAATACG